CTTCGTGTGTCTCCCGAAAATTCCCAAGTTCACCAAGTTGGAGTGATGAATGGCAGTTGCGGTGAGGGGCAGTCAGCGATTGAGGTCTGCCGCTCAGTCATACATCGTGAAAACGCTTGGCGAAGTCGCTGAGTTTTTTGGTGTCAGCAACCAGACTGTCAATGGTTGGCGAGCTGATGCTGATCCGATGCCGGGTTCCGCAAACTGCTGGGATTTGGCAGCGATAGCAAAGTGGCGAACAACCAAGGGGCGACAGGGCGGCGGTTTATCGGATGAACTCAAGGCGGCAGACATCCGACTCAAGACCGCACAGGCTAAAGCAAAGGAAATTGAGAACGCGATAAGCGAAGGAGTGTTGCTTGACCGAGGCGATGTGGAGAGATGGGCGGCAACGGCACTGATTGAAACCCGCGAGATGGTAATGGCGTTGCCTGAGATGTTGGCAACGTCAAGTCCGCCTGAACTGCGTGAGTTCGTGCGGTCTGAGTCTGATCGGCACTGTCGGGACGTGCTGACGATGTTGAGGAGAAAACTTGAAGCTGACGTTGGAAGCGACGAAGTATCTGCAACCTCCGCCGAAGATACGGTCTAGCGAGTGGCTGTCTACGAACGTCACGATGCCAGAGGGTACTGAGACGGGGGGGATGCCGTTCAGTCTCGCATCGTTCCCTCATGTTGACGGTGTGTTGGATGCGTTTGATGATCCGGCGATTCGGATGATCGTGTTGCAATGGGGAACACGGCTTGGAAAAACAACAACGTGCCTTAGCCTAATGGCAAAAGTCGCTGGCACGAATCCCAGAAACATGATGTTTGCAGGCAGCACAAAGGATGCGGCTGGTCGAGTGGTTGCATCGCGTCTTTATCCGATCTTGGCTTCGACGGATGGTGTGAAGTCTCAACTGCTGTCTGAGTCGCGTCGGTCAAAGTTGGATGTTCGTTTGGCAGCGTGTCGAATCTTCATCGGCTGGTCAGGCAGCGAAACGAGCCTCGCAGACGTTGGAGCCTACTTCGGAGTCGCAAACGAGATCGACAAGTGGGACAGCAACGCATCGGACGAAGCCGACTCACTCATGCTGTTTCTGAATCGGTTCAAGGGTTTCACGAATCACAAGGTCATTCTGGAATCAACCCCAACGATCAAAGGCCGGTCGCGAATAGAACAATGGATGGGGAGAGCGAACCAACACTACCGGCAAGTCCCCTGCCCGTTGTGTGGCAAGTATCAAGTTCTGCGGAAGGGCGTTGAGGATCAGCCGGGCGGGATTAAGTGGGAAAGGAAACCAAACGGAGACAGTGACGCAGAGTTGGCACATCGAACGGCGTACTACGAGTGCCGATATTGCGAAGGCAAGATTGAAAACTTTCACCGAATCCCGATGCTCCGGCGTGGCGTATGGGTTCCCGATGGATGCACGGTTGACGATGACGGGACCATTCGAGGAACTGCAATCAACGCTGGGTCAGATATCGTCGGATTCGGTCCGCTGCCAAGCTGGTACGCATTGACCGAAACGTGGGGCAGTTTTGCACGGGCATGGATTCGGGCACAGAAGCGGCCAAGGGATTTGCAGGATGTCGTGAACAGTTACATGGCCGAAACATGGGAGGCCAAGAAAACGAAGTCAACGCCGGAGAAGATTGCCGAACGGATCACCGGGCAGACACCAAAGCGGATTGTCCCGGATGGCGGGCTGTTCCTCACGGTCACAGTTGACCGGCAAGCGGCTGAAGGCGGTTACGTGGTCTATTGTGTGCTTGCTCACGGCATGGAAGAACGTTGCTGGCTGGTCGATTGGGGTGTCGCAAAGCGGTTGTCCGATATTTGGAACGAAGTAGCGAGGGCAACATATCAGCACGCGGACGGCGGGCAACCATTGACGCCGGTTGCGATGATGATCGATTCAGGCTGGAACACAAAAGACACTTACCAATTCTGCGACGATCATCCCGGCGTCATGCCGTGCAAGGGAGCCAATAACGATTTGGGTGGGAATCCATACAAGATCGTCCTTTTGCAGGATGGTGCGACTGGTAATACGAGGCGTGAGTTGTTGCACGTCGGGACCGACTATTGGGAAACTGACCTACAGACGCGACTCGATGACCGGTTGGCGGGTGAACCGGGTTCGTTGACGTTGGCAGTCGAAGCTGGTCGAGACCTTGAGCTACTGACTCAACTGTGCAACGGTCAGTTAAAGGACTCCATAGATTCACGCGGCAATGCTAAGATGCTATGGGTCAAAAAAGAGGAATCACAAGCGAACGACTTCCGCGATTGTGTCCGATATGGGCTATGCCTTGCGAGGGCATGGCTAGATGAGCAGGGTGGCGTAATGCCGCAGCGAATGGAGATCGCAACAACACGTAGACAAAGGGCGGTGATTGCACATGGCGAAACGAGACCGGACGGGCGGCAGTGGTTTGAATAACCGACACCAGATGCAGGCGGTCGAGTCGAAGCCTGTTGCTGCTGTTGTCACGAGAGTTGAACAACCGGCAGCGGCTGAGGCAGTAGAATCGGCTGAGAACATTCCGGTATATCGTCGCTGTCCGTTGTGTTGGGACGGTCGCAAAGGGTATGGCGTGTCCTATTCAAAGCAGGGCAACCGTCGATTCTACAAGTGCAAGAAAACGCTATCGGATCAATCGCCATGCGGTCACACTTGGACGGCGATTGTACAACTGAGTGTGTTACGGATCGAATATCGGGAAGTGGAGGTTGAGCAGAGATGAAAGACAAATATCATCGAATGGCGAGAGCAATTAAGAAGGTGTTGGAGTTGGGCGAGATATCAGTCAAATACGCCACGGACAGCAGCGTAATAGGATTCACATTCGAGCCTTAGGAAACACAAGAGATGCTTTTCAAAACGGCAATAAAGGTCGCTGGTCTGGTCGATCAATTCACGACTGAAGGCGACTTTTCAATCATCATTTTCACTCCCAATGGCGTCCACCGCTGGCCAACAGAATAAACACACGCTACTAATTGAGTAGTATTGGTAAAGTAAAATCTATGCCGCCGAATATCGTTTCGGCATGGCATATACTTCCGACTCTCCATCTGAACGACTGGCAGCAGTTCGACAGGCGATTAGCGACACGCTAACCGCTCAGTCCTACTCCGTCGCGGGCCGTGCTAAGGCGATGGCATCACTTCAGACGCTCCGTGAAATGGAGCGGGAGTTGATGGAGGAGGTTAGTAACTCCGGGTCGATGTGTTCGCTGGGCATCCAAGTGGAGGCCAGCCAATGAACACGCTTGACCGATTCATCGGCTACTTTGCCCCCACGTGGGCGGTTAACCGTATCGCAGCACGTGCTACACTTAGCCAGATGGCAGCATATACGGGCGGCAAGGGCGGCTACGATGCTGGTCGATTGAACCGATTGACTAAGGCACAACGCGGCACGTCTGCGAAAGAGTTTGAGATACCCGGCGACGAGATTGATCGTCTGCGGTATGAGTCGTGGAATCTGTTCCGCAACAACACCTACGCTCGCAAGATCGTCCGTTCGCTTGAATCGAAGGTCATCGGTCAGGGACTGCATCCAGATTCAATGGCAGTCAACGACGATGGTACTCCTGCCGTCGAATTCCGCAGGCGAGCGAAAGAACTTTGGAACTCGATTCAAAGCGGGTTTGACTATCGAGGTTTGCCCGGACGCGGCGGTCTGACGATGGGCGGGCTACAGCGACTCGCGTTGCGTGCGACGATCCTCAGCGGCGATTCGCTCTATCGACTCGTTCCAGTTCTGCCAGCCGAACAGATCGGCCGCGATATTCCAGTCCCGGTCACGTTGCAGGTCATCGACTGTAGTCGGTTGGCGGACGATGTGACTGTTCCAACTGCTGATATGCCATCCAATCACGTCATGTACAGGGGAATTGAACTCGACGCAGACGGGCGGCGGGTTCGTTATTGGCTCAAGACATACTTGGCTGGCACGTCGATAGAGCAAGACGTTGTGTCGATTCCAGCCGAACAAGTTGGACATCTATTCCTCGAGGACGACATCGACCAATATCGTGGAGTTCCGTGGTTCGCATCTGCATTGCTGCAAATGCGGGATACCGGCGACTTGCAATACAACGTCCTGATGGCATCGAAGATGGCGGCTTGCGTTGTATTGGGCTACCGCAAGCCAACGGGGGCTAGTCGATGGGGGTTGAATGCGTCCACTGAAGCGAATCCGACATCGGCAGATGGTACGGATTTGACGGACGCGGACGGCAACGCGATCACCAAGATCCAACCGGGCATGTTCGTGAATCTTGGTCGCGATGGTGAACTGCAAGGGTTCTCGCCTCCGCAGTTGAACATGAACTCAGAAGCATTCATTCAGCACATGCTGCGAGGGACCGCCGCAGGTCTGCCGGGCATCAAGTCATCAACAGTGACTGGCGACTATCGGAACTCTTCATTCAGTTCCGAGAAGTCAGCAGACAACGATACTTGGCCAGAGATTCAGGCGTTGCAGGAGTGGTTCTCGACGAGCTTCTGCCAACCGATCTATGACGCGGTGATTCGTGCTGGTGTCTTGGCGGGATACTTCGACGGCATCATTGATCCGGTCGAGTTTGGCCAAAACGCGGGCCGCTATGTCGATGCCAGATGGCAAGGTCCCGTCAGCCTCTCGATCAATCCTACCGACGACATCAACGCGGCTGCATTGCGGATGCAACACGGCATCTCATCGCCACAGAAAGAGTGTGCGAAGGTTGGTGTCGGGTGGCGTGAAGTCATCAACGACATCGCCGAGTTCTATACGGCGGCACGTGAGGCGGGACTGCCTGATGAAGTTGTCAACAACGTCCTATCTGTCGGTTCTCAGGACGTTATCGCACAGACGCTGAAACAAGATGAGCAGACTCAACAAACCGACTCGCAAGCAACGGAGGCGGAAGCGATATGAAACGCAATCGAACACAACGCAGGCACGAACATAAAGGCCGGAACTTCGGGGCACGGTCGCTATCCGTGCGAACTAACTCACTGAACATAGATGACCGTTCTATTGAGGCTGACGTCTCGACAGAGAATCCAGTTCTGATGCCAGACTACGAACGCGGGGAGATGATTCCCGAAGTCCTGCTGACTAGCGGCGTGATTCTGCCTGACTCTCGGCAGGTTCCGTTTCTGGACTCGCACCAGCGGCAGAGCGTCGGAAATCAACTCGGATCGGCTCGAGATATCAGTGTGGGCGAAAACAACCGGTTGCAGGCTCGCCTGCAGTTCTCATCGGCGGCGGAAGCGGAATTCACGAAGGTCCGAGAAGGCCATGTGACCGACGTTTCGGCGGGCTATCAGATTCTTAAGAAGACATCCGTCAAACGCGGTGAAACAAAAGAGATTGAAGGACGTGAGTACACGGGACCAGTCAACGTCGTGACGCAATGGCGGTTGATGGAAGTCTCACTGACTCCGATTGGTGCTGATTCATTGGCAAAGCTCCGGGGGCTTGACCCCGATTTTAGTCCCCAAGCGAAAGGGTTTGTCATGCTCAAGGAAATTCGTGATTGGTGTGTGGCTCGAGGCATGTCTGTCAGCTTGACGGACGAAGAGGCTCAAAAGTGGATGGCTCAGCATTTGAGCGAGAAGGCCGAAGAGGACATTGAAGATCCAGAAAAGAAAGACGAGGAAGACATGCCGATGGAAGGAATGAAGTCACACGCAACACAGATCGACGCTCGCCAAGTCGCTGAACTTGTCGCGGCTGAAACTCGCAAGGCCATCGAAGCCGAATCGAAGCGGATGGCTCAGTTCCGCTCGGAAGTAGATGCGTTGTGTCAGTTGGCCGATCTGCCGAATGAGGCTGAAGCGTGCCGTTCACTGCCTGATATCGCGGCCGTTCGTAAACACTTGCAGGAACGCAAGGCGGCTGTTGTGCCAAGCTACGGCGTGCAGATCAAGCAAGTCGGCAGCGGGTTTGAGAATCTGGTCCGCGACATGGGATCGGCCTTGACGCTGCGATGCGTTGAAGCTGCAACGCCAAACAAGGCCACGCAAGAAGCGGTCTATCCGGTCGCTGAGCGGTCGAAGGGTGCGAGCAACTTCAAATACGCTTCGATGTACAACATGGCTGACGAGTACGTTCGGGCGTTGGGTATCGACACTCGCCAGCTGTCCCGTGAGCAGGTAGCCATCTGTGCGTTGTTCGGTCCTGAACGGGCTGGCATTCGCAGTTCTGTTCCGGCGTATCACACGACCGGCAGTTTTGCCAATCTGACTTACGATGCAATCAACAAGTCGATGCAGGTTGGGTACACCGAAGCTCCTTCGACGTGGCGAGGTCCGATGCGGCAGGGAACTTCCGCGATGGACTTCAAGAACATCCATCGAATCCGAGCGGGTGCAATTCCCAATTTGCCGGTGTGGAACGACAACAGCAACCCTGAACGAGTGTCGTTTGCGGATGCAAAGGAGACTTACGCGGTTGAGTCCCGTTCGGCGGAGATCAGCTTCAGCTACCGCTTGCTGGTCAACGACGACATGGACTTCATCACCCGTATGCCGTCTCAGATGGGTGCGGCTGCTGCCAGAACGGTCAACGCGGTTGCATGGGCACAACTCACGGCTAACCCGACAATGAGCGATGGCGTTGCGTTGTTCTCCGCTGCGACCGGCAATCGCAAAAGACAGAACCTGACGACTGGTGCTGGTGCTCCATCCGTCACGACTGTCGGCACGCTGGCAAATCTGATGCGTCAGA